TCATTACTTGGTGCTGCGAAGGTCATTCCCCCACTGCCTTTCTGTTAGTTTGTTTGAGTGCTAACGCTATTTGCTTCATCCTCTGCATTGTTCTTCACAATGTCATTGATGGTTGGTTCTAATTCATCGTCATTATCAAACTGCAGATAAACGATTTTTGCTTCACCACGAATACCTATCATCCATCCGATGACTTTCAAGAGTAATTCTTGCCAAGCGCTCATTACTTGGATAACTAATTTAGGCTTGAGTGTCACCGTAGCATCCTTTCGATAGGTCGGTGCTAAAAGGTAGGAAGTACGGACACCAGTTACAGGTGCGCGATGGTGCCGCTGGTATGACTGTCAGCATCGCTGGATTGGCTTCTACATCTACTGTGGACAGTAGCGTGTATAGGTCATCAATGCGTGACAGTGCTTTGATTGCAACGGTTTCGTCATAATCAAAAAGTTCAATATGCATATCATCAAGCGAGCCTGATGTTGGCAGATATACAAGTCCAACCTTGTTGACGGTTGCGCCGCTCTGGGCTTTTCCGTATCCATAGAGTTGGATTTGTACCTGCTGCTGGATAGTAGCGCCATCGCTTCGGCGCTCCTTGAGTTGATTGAATCCGACAGTTTTCCAATCAAGGACAATGCCACGGATGCTGTCGAATAGGTCAATGGTGCCTGACAGGTTTGAACGAATCTGAACCTTCTGCTCAACTTCGTAGCCTTCAAGTTTGCCAAAGACTTCAGCCAGGTATGCGTGGATTGCAGTACCGACTTGCGCCGCCCAGGAACTGCTCCCACTTTCGTTGGGCTTCTCCCAGTCCAAGAGTTTGTACGCAAGTCGGCGGCTGCATTCGTGTCCGATTTCGGATGGACCAATAGCAATCTGCTTTCCGCGTGGCGTCCAGATTCCTGCTTGAGTAATCAGTTCGCGCAGTTGGTTAGCAAGTTGCTGACCTGGAGAAGATATTGATGCGAAGGTCATTCATCATCCTCATCTTCATAAATCTCTTCGTCAGGTATTGACGGAGTAATGGGGTCTATCCAAGGATTGATGATACTCATTGATTATCCACCAAAGAAAATCGGCGAGATTGCTGAACAACTTCCAGCATCTCTATCACTTGCGGTGGCAGGATTTCGCGAGCGCGTTTGGTATCGAATCTCTTTGATTCAATTTGTGTCCAGCGCACCACTGGTAATCCGTTGTGAACACCTTCTTCACAGTCACCCAGAGCATTCTCCAGGTGACTGCGAGCGATGTCTGCAACTTCTTGCCACTCTTTTATCTTGGCCAACGCTTCACGGTATTGCTTTAGCCATTGGGCAGTGTTGTCATCAAGGACAACAACACCTTTTTCTACTTGCATTGACATAGTTTCCCCCTAGTCATTTTTTAGTACCAACGATTGCGCTTGAAGAAGTCCCAGGCGGCACAGGGGCCACCAGAGCCATACTTTCGACCGATGTACGCAAGTGTTGCTACGGTTTGAGCCACACCAGATTCAGAATGTTTCATTCCAAGATTCTGATATGTACCTTCCAGCAATTGCCCGATTCCTCGCGCACTGCTCGTTGGATTCTTGGCCTTGGGATTCCAAGCGGATTCCTTACCGACCAATTTGGTAAAGCAGGCGAACTGCTTCTTTGTCAGCAACTCCCGCGCTAACTGCTTCGGATTCACTTGCATGAGTGCAGGTGGCTCCTTGTAGATGACGGTGGCGGGAACTGCTTGTTGTGGTGCAAAGGCAGCATTGACAAACATTGATGTCATTGCTGAAACCCCGATGATGATGGCGATTCCTCGCCAAGTTTTTCGTCTGTTAGTTGTGATTGGATTTCTCCTTCCAATTTCACACCAGCACGCTTGAGAACCGTAGTTACATACGAATGCTCAAGATTGAGCGCTGCTGCGATTTCTTTCGGTGTGCATCCTGACCCAAACATCATTCGGACTCTTTCCGCATTATTGATGCGCGGAGCATTTGCTTTGCGTGCTTTGAGCATTCGCTTGCGTTGCTCCGTTGTGAAACCTGCCCATATTCCGTAGGGGATTTCTTGGTCAAGTGCGTATTCCAAGCACTCCTTTCGTTCGATACAGCCATCACACATCTTGCGGATGGCAGGGAGCGACTTTCGCTCTTCAGCACGCGATTCAGGAAAGAAGATGTTTGCATCTTCAATATTTCTGCATTTGGCTTCTGGCAGTTTTGGAATGAGAGGAAGGAATTCAAAGAAATTCACATCCTCTCCTTCAGCCAGGAGTCCAAGTCCTGAACCACGAAGGCCTTCTCGACAGAAGCATTGCGGCGTTTGATAACCACAAATGATGGTGGAACTTCTGCCAAGCCACGCGCTTTGGCGTAGTTCTTGGCTTCAGCCACTGCTTCTTCCCAGAAGGTCGGCAAACTAATGGATTTACGATTCTTGGCTTCAAGAATGTAAGTTTTGCCAGCAATGACGGCAACAATGTCGCCTTCATCTTTGGAACCCGAAAGTCGCAAACGCTCTGCAAAGACACCGTGACTCCGCAACCACTTGAGGATTCCGATTTCCCAGGCAGAGCCTTTGCGTCCATTCGGATTGGCCATTACTTCACCAATTCTAACTTTGCGGGCTTTTTGACCCGCGATTCTTTGACAATCATTATGAGTTGTTCCGCCAGTGTCAGCGCTTCCTGCTCTGTCAACTTGGCAATGCGAACGGCCAACTCTGGAAATCCAGAGCGCACTGCATCCAATCGGATGGCGCCATCTTCGTGCTTGAGAGCATCAATGCTTGCAAACTCTTTCAAGCCAGCAAGGTCAATGATGTTGACCTGTTCGACCACATCTTCTAGCAGGTCAAGGTTGGCATCCTGCTCTTCCAGGTAGATGGTGAATTCACCAGCCCCATTTGAGTGGACGCTGAACAGCGCTTCGCGGTAATTCATTTGCGCTCCAATGCCTGCGCTATGCGCTTCTGCTTAGAATCCCACTGCTGGGCTTCTCTGATGGCTTCATCCAGCGGGCTGGCGTCATACCGTAGAACGGCCACGATAACCCCTAGAATGCCCGCTAAAGCCCCAATAATCACTATCTGGTCCATATGGACCCCCTTTCCGTTGGCCTAAGTATGACCTAGGCGGCTGACAGCCTAGGGACGACACGCCGATGGGGTCAATCTGGGGTTGTATGGACAATCGTATGGACATCTGGTTGAATTCTCTTATTGGGGAAAGGCCCCAGGAAACGGAAGAAGAAAATGAACGCAAAGCAGACAGTCGAAAGAATGGCAAAAGAACTTACAAACGCTGGTTACAAATTGCATTCAACAGAAGTAGCAGATGACAAATTGATGTTTGCATTTGTAACACCAGAAAACAGCAACATCTTCACAAAGAGCGAAATGTTTTATATCTCAGCATCTTATGGTGAATACACAAATCGTTGGAGAGCATTTTTCTTTTACTCAAGTCACGGTCTTTTTATTGATTCAGTTCACAAATCAAAAATGTCATATCGTGATATGTGGGACCAAATCAATTTTTCAATCAAATATGAAATCTCATTTCTTCCAAAGGTCGGTGCATAATGACAACAGCAACAGCAGAAAAGAAAACTTACAAGACTTTGACTTGGCAAGCAGTCAAGAAGATGGCAACCGAAATGGGTGTCGCGTTTTATTCAGATTCATCTCGCTACAAAGACAACGGACTTGGATTGCGATTAGGTGGTTGGGATAAGACAGAAATTCGCTTTGAAGGTTATGAGTCTGTGTACACGGACAGCGATTGGACTCGCAGAAGATTCCACGCTATCACGCAAGAAAATTTATTGCTGAAGTTAGAACTTTGGGCATTAAAGAATGGCGTCACTTATGAACTAAAAGTATTTGAGCGCAACTATGGTGCAAAGGATTATCAACTTCGTATTGTGGAAAAGGTCGGTGCATAATGACAACGCAACTTATTTTCTGTGGTGTCTGTGATAAAGCAACATATTCTTCTGGACATCGTTATCACCTTGAGCGCTGCTCTTATCTCGCTCGCGGTTATGACTGCTACTGCTTGGAAAGTGACAACCTATTCTGCAACTGTGAGGTGAAGTAATGCAAACCTGTGTTCTCTGTGGCTTCAACAATACTTTTTATGGCATTCAGCATTCCAATGGCAATGCCATCTGTATGACTTGCGTTTTTGAAATCAAGAATGCATATATTCAAGTTAGAGAATTTCCATACGAAGATGCAAAGGTCGGTGCATAATGCTTGACCTACTCTTTGGCACGCACATCGGCGGCTGGCAGGCGATGGTCCAGTTCTTCTTCTGGACCGGAATTTCATTGGTCTTGGTTCTTCGTTGGATGAAAAGGAATGCACGATGAGCGCAATGAGCAACTTGCACCTGCAACTGACAACAGCGATGAATCACACCGCTGACAAACTTCGCGATGCGACCGCCGATGGCTCTGGCGAAGTCCTAGAAGCCACCTGTATGACAGCAATTGAGATTCTGCAAATCTGCGCCAATGCACTGGCGGAAATACGCGAAGCCAGTGAAGGAGTCAGCAGTGGACATTAGAAAATGCCAGCGATGCGGTCAGATTGATTGGCAACAAGGTTTTCACATTCCGTGTAAATGTAATCGAAAGGAGAAGAAATGAAGAAGATTCGGTCCGTCCGTGTCAGCGATTCGCTGTGGTACAAGGTCAAACTCAAGGCCAAGGAAGAAGATAGAACTGTCAGCGAAGTCATCGTTGATTACTTGCGTGAATATGTAAAAGCCTAAAAAGCAAGAAGAACCCCCACACTGGAAAGGTGTCAGTGTGGGGGTTCTTCCTTATCGCTAGGGGATAAAAACTATTGTTTATCCTGGTTGCGTTTTATTTCAGCGAGTTCGGCAGCAATACTAAAGTATGCGGCACCATCAATGAAAGTGTCATCTTTGGAGTATTCAAAATTTTGTTGCAGTCTGGCAATCTTCACCAGCGCCATACAGATTGCAACCTGCATTGGCGATACTTCTGTCCCAAGGTAGGCAGACCACAAGACTGCAATTCTTCGATGATTCTCATATGGCGTTCCATAATCTTCTTGGCGGTCGCCATACATCAGCCTTTCGGCTTCTTTGAGAATTTCCCCCCGTTTCATCTGAACTACTCTCCTTCTTCCAAATCCTCAATGTCAGTGTAAAGAGCAACTTCTGTTTTTTGATTTTCTACGCGCTGTGCGTACTCACCAAGACCTAGAGCGGAAAGCACGAACGCAACTGCTGCTTCGGTTGGCATCTCTGGTGAGAGCGCGGAAACTATCAGAGCAACTGCTGATGAAACAAACGCTGCTACGCGAGCAGGATTCTTGTGAACAAATGACTTCAACTTTTCCATTCTTACTCCTTGAACTTAGGCTTACCGAATCCCACGATTGAGACTGGTTCTTGGCGCTTCAACTTCAAACGCTTGGTCTTTTTGTAGGTTCTGGTCTTGAAGGCAACCATACCGCCATTGCGTTGGTCTCCTTTTGAATCGCCAGAAGTATTTCCTTCAATTGTATGGACGATGCCTTTGCGAGCCTGCACGCCGATGACAATGCCGATATGACTAATCCGCTCGACTCCGTCACCTGGGAAGTCAAAGAAGGCTAGGTCGCCTGGCTCTGGCCTTGCGGTGGCGGCATCCTGCCACTGACCACGGGATTGAAAGGCTGTGGCTCCAGCCAGCGTTGAGATGCAATTAGGGATGCGCAGACCAACCTTCTTGGCGCACCACATTACGAATGACCCGCACCAAGGCAGGTAGTTCGCTCCCATCTCCTTGCCAAACTTTGTCTCATTCTCTTTCGGGCCTTCGGTGTATCCAACTTCAGCCCAAGCGACCTGAATGAATCTGTCGCGCTGTGTCATTTGCGGGTTCTCTTTTGCTTGGTCAGCAGAAGGCTGTAAATCTCATCTACCCGCTCTTCCAAACGATTGACTTGGTCTTTCAAACTTGAGCCAGAGTTGGGCTTGAGTTCTGCCAAGTAGTGCTGCACTAGCCATTTGACTCCGTAGGCAAATGAGCCAACAAGTGTGCTGACAGCAACTGCCAGGGTTGCGATGTCGGTTGGTGACATTATTTCTCCTTCAGCAAGACCTGAATATCATCAAACAGGTCTATATGGTCATCAATCGTTCTTTGTATCGGAACAATTTCTGCAACTAGGTCCATTTTCTAACTTCTTGATTGTGGCTTTCAAGATTGCATTCTCTTGAGCCATTGAACCAATCTGTTCCCGCATTGCCTGCAATACGGTTGCTAGGTCCAATTCAGTTTCCATCTATTCCCCCTTGAGCAGTGCTATTTCTTTGTAAAGGTCTTGAATCAAAGCGAGCAATCCAGGAACAATCATTCTGTCATTCCAAGATTCAACTTCACCATTTTCATAATCTGCTGCGACTGGATAGACAGCATCAACTTCTTCAGCAATAAATCCAGGAATCAAAGCGCCAAAGCGACTGTCAGATTCCGATAGATAATCTTCGCGATAGGTAAATGCTCGCACTGGCAAATCAAGTAATTTCTTTGGGTCAAGTTCATCAATATCAGTCAAAGTTGTGATGTTCTCTTTGTATCTCTGGCTTGATGCAGTGCTTCGCGTAACGCGACCAAGAGTAATAGTGACGCGGCCATTGGCGGCATCTGTGACCGTTGTATGGTTTGGAGTGAACAAGTCACGGTTGGCAGTGACATCATTAGTTGCAGTTATACTATTGCTGGCAGTTATATTTCCGCTTGATGATATAGTTCCGCCGCTAACTGTTCCTGATGCGCTAACATTTGTGGCATTATTTAGATTGCCATTATTCAAATTGATGTTTCCACCATTTGACATAGAAATTGCTGTTCCAGTACCGCGAACAATATAAGTGTCAAAACTTGCTTGACCAAAAGTTCCAGTTGAAATGTAATTTGTTCCATCGCCAAATGATGTGGCTCCGATGGTAAATCCACCAATAGTTCCAGTTGCGGCAGTTAAAGTTCCAGCAGCAGTAACATTGAAACTTGACCCATTTGTGATGGTATAACCAGTCAAAGTTCCTGCAACAAGTTTATCTGTTGTGATTGAACCAGCAGCAATCTGGGATGCTGTAATGGTTGCTGCTGCGATTTTATCGCCTGTGATTGTGCCTGCAACAAGTTTTGTTCCAGTAATAGATGCTGCAGCAATTCGGTCAGCAGCCAAGGTGCCAGTGGAGATATTGCCAGCATTGAGATTGGAAACTGTGATGACTGATGCATCAATGGTTCCTGATGTAATTTTGTTAGCAGATAAATTGGCAAGAGCATTATTTCCTAGAGGAACTGCAACTCCCCAAGAGCCTGATGTGTAACGATAGATTTTATTGTCATCATCAGTATCAAACCAAAGGTCGCCTTCGGCAAATGGTCCAGTGCTGGGTTGCGTGGTCTGACGATAAACGCGGTTCTTGCCATCGGCAGTGGTCTGTGCCGCTGTAGCGGCTGACTGTGCCGCGGCGATTGCAGTATCTTGAACAGATACCCAGGCAGTTCCATTGTAATAATACTGTTTGTAGCCATCGTCAGTATCAAACCAAAGGTCGCCTTCTTTCAAAGAAGGGTCAGTTGGCGCTGATGCCTGGTAATAAACAACAGCACCAGAGTTGAGAACAATTTGGTCAATTGTGTTGGCAAGACCATCAGCAGTATCTGGTACAGCAGGCACCACAGATGAAACAGTAAAGTCAGCAGTCTGTGTGACTGTGATTGGCGTATTAGTAATCTGTGGACATAATGGCATCGCTTACCCCTAGATTGTTATTGAATATGGATTGATGGGCGATGTGTGAAATGTAACCTGCCAATCATCATTGGTGATTTTGTGGTTCATTCCTTCAATGACAAGGTTATATTGCAAATTTCGATTATCAACAGTGCGGCGTTTGACGCTGACCTGGTCACCAATTTCGCAGGCTAAGAAATCAGGATAAAGAACTCCAAGATTCAAAGCGCTGAAATCAATTTGCTTGGCATAAGTTTCTGGAGTCGCCTGCTGGCGTGATTGGTATAAAGCAAGATTGGTTCCACTGGTTTCGCTCAAGATTGGCGCATCAAAGCGTTTGGAAACCAAGCCATAAGAATTCTTGCTTGGATTGTAAGTTGATGTCACTGTTGCTGAAGCGCCACGGTCAATGATGGCTTGATTGACCACATAGTAGGTTCCTGGGTCAACAACCAATCCTTGATACACAGCAGAAAATGCATCGCCTTGGTCTGAAAATAGTAATTGAGTTGGGCGTGAGAATTTGTCTGATAACGGAACGAGCGTGGCAACGCCACTGCGAGAGATA